TCTACACCCTCACCAGTAATTTTCTTTTCTTTCTCTTTCTTTTCAATTAGTTCAGCAAAACCATCTCTCCAAGAATACTCTTCCTTACGAGTTGCCATAGCTTTTTTGATAGCCTTATCCTTTGAACCCATATATTCCTGAGTTCCTGTTTCGATTTTACCATCACCATCATAATCTTTCTTTGCTAATTTTCCTTTCTTAGCATCAGCAGTTTGCTTACCTTTATATTTTTCTGACTTAGTGGGTGATCCATACTCTGTCATTTCAACGGATGAAATGTTAGGATTACTGCGAAGTTCAGCAATCTTTGAACGAGTCGCCATTCTCACGTATGAATTACTTGTCTTTTTGTCAGTGACTCTTACCTTATATGACTTCTCTTCTTCGTTTATCTCTTCTCCTTCATGAGGGATTACATTACCATTAGCATCTTTCTGATGATGTTCAACAAATACTTTATATAATGCAGAAGCAGCACTGTTAGAAACTAATCTACCTAAATCACTCTTATAATCTTCTCCCATAAGCATTTGTTTTGCTCTTGACTTCACTGCTGGTGGTGCAGGAGACTTAGCAAGTTGTGACATATAAGCTTTCTGAACCTGTGCAGGATCCATCTTTCCACCACTCTTTTGAGCAAGTGATTGCTTTGTCTTATACCTTACATCATAAGCAAGTTGTCTTGCTTGCTTCTCAACTTTTTCCTTCGCTCCTGTTGGAGCAGCAGCCACTGGTTTGTCCATCAATTTATTGTTTTGATTTTTTCCTATATTTATTTAGGAAATGTTTTCCGTAGGCACTTCCTTTCACCATAGTTTCGGTGTATTTTCGTAGTGCATCAGTGCCAACTTCTCTTTGATTTGCTGGAACACCTGACACATCTGTAAGTGTATCGAATGATTCTTTTCTTGTTTCTGATACATCTTTTATCCAAGATTTAAACATAAAATTATTCTCTGTAACACAGATAAGATGATTTGCTCCACGACGAATAATACGTCCGACTAATCCCGTGTTTAAGTTTTCAACTAAATGACCGATTTGATATATTTTTTCTCCAATATAGTTTTCACGCAATCCTTCCCAATCAAACTTAGGTGCAATCTCCCAAAGATTCCAACCTTCTTTAATATTCATTGCCTTTCTTATATTCTTATATAAATCTTCTGCCGCTTTCTTTTCCATTGAAGATGGAATACCTTTCATAAAGGATTTAAGATCACCTTCTGCAGCTGCTTTTCTCTGCTTTGATGCAGACATTCCTGTGACATCATCAGCATCAGGATCACGATCACCTGCTGATACAACCTCAACTTTATCAAACTGATATAGTTTTCCGTTGTAAGTATTGACCAACTTATCAAATTCCTTCTGACGATCTGCACCACCAACAACTCTAACACCTGCATATCCATCATTATGTGCTTTCTTTAGCACATCAAAGATAGTTCTGTTTGCAGGATCATTGACAATCTTTTCACTGTGCTTTGGAAACATCTGTCTCATAACACCAACTTTACTATCAGCATCTAATGGATTTTTCTTTGCATCCTGACTTCTTGATGGCACAATAATATAGTCACTTTCTTCTGCCTCTGCTGATTGTGCAGCGATATCCATAAGTTGTTGATGTCCTGCGTGTGGTGGATTAAATCTACCAAATGCAAGTGTTAATGTTCCTTTTGTTTTTGGAACTGGTGGCGGACCTGCTGCTAAGTCAGGACTTTGTACTTGTTGTTGCTGTTGTTGCTGTTCCTCTGGTGGTACCTCTTGTTGTTCGGGTGGTGGTGCTTGTTGTCCTTCGGGTGGTGCCTCCATATTAGGATCAGATAAATTCTTTTCCTTTTCTGATTGTGCTGGATCTTTACCACCAACTTTTTGTCTCTTATTAAAAAACTTTAACTTACCTTTCTCTGTCTTTGCTACAAATTCTCCTGATGTTCTATCATACCATCCACCATGACCATCACCTTGCAATCCCAGTCTAGCTGCTTGTTGGGTTGCAGTGCTTTCAGTAATAAATTGTAAAAATGTTTTCATCAGTTTCTGGTCAATTTCAATAAGATCTCATTCTTATTCTGCGTCATATACTCAAGAATAGACGCTCTAGTATGTTTATATTTATCATCTTTGTCAGCCCCAAGTGTTTTATAAGAAAAAAACATAAAATTATCGTATATGTTACCTCGGATAACTCTTTGTTTTTTAAACTGATGTATTAGTGATTCAATTAGATCATTCATGCTACTAAAAAATCCATACTTTCATCAATATTAAATTTAGATTTAGTTGGTTTTTGTACTACTTGAAGTGCAGTTGTAAATCTATAATTATATATTGGAGTTGCAGAACCTCTTTTTAATCGTATTCTTAATTTCATTGAACCATTAAATTTAGGAACTGGTAAATTAGCTGGATTACCTGCCATATAGTACATACCATATCCACCTATTTGCATATAAAAAGTATTCTTTGCTGCATAATAATTAAATAGAGATGATAAGGGAACACTTAAAAACTTATCTTTAAATCTTCTATAATCATCTCTTTCCATTTCAGCAGTAAGATCTTTATTTTCTACAGTTCCTTTATTGGGTGCACCTTGATATCCCCAAGATGTATTTGCAAACTGAACAGTGCCTACAGCATTTAATATACTTCTCATTTCTTCTGCAGCTGCAAATCCAGCTATTGGTTTACCTGCTTTTGTAAATTCTTGTACACCACCTAATTCCCAAGCACCATTTTTATAATTTAAAGTTCCTTGTCCAAAATCTGCTGCTAAATCTAATTTAACTTCTAGATTGTGAGGTTGATTATTATATAAAAATACTGCATCAGGAGCATTGGGATTAGCACCTGCAGGTTTTACACCAGCAGGAACAAGATTTTTACTTTTTAATCTATTAAATACTCTTCCTTCGTATAGAAAACCCTGCTGCCCTGCCATTTTCTTTTTGACTATTTATTTCAAGGTATGCTAACTTTATACCTTTATGCTCTAATACAATCTTTTTTGCTTCTGTTATTTCTTCATCATAAAAGATAATCGGTTGTTCTAATCCTATGTCACCACTCATTCGTCTTCCTCCAAATTTAACGGTTTACCAAAAGTTTTGTATGTTAATTGCTCTTTTAAAAATTCAACTTGTGCCTTAAGTTGCTTATTTTCTTTTTCTAAAGCATCTATTTTTAATTCTAATTCATAATCCATCGAGTATAGTATATTATAAACTTAAGATTTTCTTTATTATCTATCGTCTGATGCACGGTTCTCTGATTCATATACATCAAACTCTCCACCAGGATATCTTTTCTTTAATTTTTCTACATTTCCTGCAACAACTTCTTCGATAGGAACGTCTAATGCAGCACAAGCTTGCATCACGTACCACATAACGTCACCCAACTCAATAATAAGATGTTCTCGATTGTCGTCGTTCCAAGGCTTACCTTGGAAAACCATCTTCTTGACGATCTCCATAAACTCACCACCTTCAGCACTAATACCAACAGCAGCAGTAAGAAGCCTGTGAATATTGGAACCTTCTCCGTCAAGATATTCAATACTCTCAAGAAAAGATTTATAATCTTTACTGGGATCGGATGTGACACCATCCACGAATAAAGCATACTTATCCAAGTCAACTTTTGATCCTGCATAATTTATATGAGGTTGTCGGTCATTGTGTGTATCGTAGTCTCCAGACATAATTAGAATTTTAATGAGTCAAATTTACTAAGCATTTTGCTCTTATCAGAATTATACTCCACTTCTTGTCCACTGTCAATAATATCATCTTGTGCTCTTTGTTCGCAATCATACAATTTCATCTTTGCACGATCTACACCTATCACGAATCTCTTATTTAAAGTTGGATCGTGATAACGATTCTTCAATTGCTTGACCATTATCTGCCCGACCTCCTCCAGTTCCTCCGTACTAATAAGAGCAAACATAAGATCAGCAGTTGCGGGAAGCCCAAAACTTTCGCTTGTATCAGTAAGATCAACATCACTACTACCATAGCCAGAACGAGTCGTCTGAGTAGCGGAGACGATAGGTACATTAGTCTCAACTGCAAGGCCCCTGAGCTCTTCAGCAATCGCCTTAATATAGGAATACGAGTTGACATTGGAATTTGCCCGATATCTACTAGATGCACATATATTTAGATAGTCAATAAAAATGATATCTGGTTTAAATGACTTCTTAAGTGCAAGTTCATTGAGTAGTGCTTTGAAGTGTCCTGAGTGTGCTGATGCAGTTGGATATTCTTTGATGATTAACGTACCTTGTGGTTTCTTTGCAATTGAAGTTACCTTGTTTTCAAACATCATCTCAGGTAAATCTATCAATTGTTGGATTGGAACATTCAATAAATTAGCATCAATTCTCTCTGCAATTTTCTCCTCAGCCATCTCAAGCGTGATGTATAATACGTTCTTCCCTTGGAGTAACACACTGCTTGCGACATGACACATGAACAAAGACTTACCAACACCAGTGCCAGCGAGAGCAATATTGAGTGTTTTATTCGGAACCCCACCCTTCGTAATCTTATTAAAGAAGTCGAGGTCGAATTGAATTCGTTCTTCTTTCCTGTGATATAAGTCATATCTTTCTT